ATCCAACCAAGAGGGCCATCGCCACCGCCACCAGCCGTCATGAAAGATAGTGTATTTGCACCAAGCGAATAGCTTCCAAGGAACCCAATACCAGAATTAACCCAACGCCCCGGAACTATCATTGTTGCCGCCCAAGAACCTGAATTGCCACCTGACCGATTCCAAACAGTAACTACTGAAGTAACGTTACGAAAGTCGCCTTCGCAATCTAAAATCCTATGGGCCATCTCGTTGCCCGGATTGTAATCGGTTTGACCCACAACAGTAATTCCAGACCCATTAACCGTTACCGAGCTAAAACTAGCGGAAGACCCGGTAATACCTACAACAACTGTAAACTTTGTCGTACCCGTTATTGATGCGCCACTAAGAGAATAACTAGCTGTAAAGGACGATGATGATACATATCGTTGGTAAGGGCCACCGATAAACACATCGTAAGAAGCATCTCCACCCATACACCAACGGAATGTGTCTAGCAAACTAGCATCCATGTAACTTGCTACTTGCGCTTGGGTATACGACTTAGCGGTGCTGTAGAAGTTACTGGTACGTATTGTTCCGGATGTTGGAATTGTGGCTGTATTTATACTGTTTGGTACGTATGCCCCACCACGGTAGTACTCAGAAAGATTGCTAGGGTTAACCCCGCCAAACTCAGTTTGTATTTGGGATAGCGTTATAACGCCAGAAGATGGAAGCGCCATAGTTACACCGTGCCGTAGGCAGTTACATCACCAACTACCGTTAAGTTACCAGATGCGTCCAACTTTGCTTTATTTACACCACTAACTGCGAAATACAAAACACCAGCAGATTCAACCACTGACCATGTACTACCAATCGGAACGCTATTATCAGCAGTTCGTTGCACTACGTTGGTATTAAGCAAGCCAACATTTTTAGTAGCCGCAGTACCCAGTGTAGCTACAACGCTAGTAACAAAAGCAGTAGTAGCTAGTTGTGTAGTATTGGTACCACCTGCAGCGGTTGGGCCTGATGGAATGCCTGTGAACAAGGTAGTGCCTGTAACGCCTAGTGTGCCAGCAATCGTAGCATTACCACCAACTGCCAGACCGTCTGTAGTACTAAACGCACCGACGATGTGGTTTAACTGCTCGACAACATTAGCGCCAGCCGTCCAGATCATGCACGTTTTGCCAGCAGGGATAACCACGCCAGTACCGGCAGCAGTCGTATTACCCAGAGCCGTTGAGCAATAGATCGTCGCCGAGTATGCGCTGGAGTTACGCACAATGTAGAGTTTGGAGCTTGGTGGAATATAGACTGCAAAGTTAGCGGCGGTCGTTGTGGTTAGGTCAATAACAGCGTTACGAGCTTCATCTGCTGCACCATTAACGGCGGTTAAGGCTTGATTTGCGGTGGTTACAGATACCGAGACCGCACCAGAGATTGCCGATTCAATTAGCGTGCCGAGGTTTGAATTAGTGGTTGCACCCCAAGTACCAGACTGTTCGCCGTTGGCAATGAGTTCGATGCGGAGTTCAGGTGAGTAAGTACTTGGCATGTTATTCCTTGTTTAATTCTGACCGTGCTGCGTTGTAGGTAGTTTCGCATTGCTGAAGGGCTGCTTCAAGTTCGTCTGCTCTGGCAGCTTCCCTGCTAAGAAATTCTGCATCCTGTCTGAAAAGCTCTGTGCCTGTACAACTCTTGGTGGTAACTCCGGCAACTGCGGGCACTTCACTACGCTCGGGGCGGCTGCGCAACTGACTAATAGTACGCTCAAGATTGGCACGAACTTGTTTAGTTTTGGCATCGCTCACCTTCCTTGACTCTTGTGCTGCGGTTGTTATGGCTTGCTCCGACTTGCGTGCTTTGACTTCTGCGGCCAAGGTAGCTTGCGTCTGTACGGCAACTAGCCGGTTTATCTCTGCATCCTTACGCCAGCCCTGTACGCCCCAACCTATCAAAAAGGCTACTACCAGCGCGGCTATTTTCCAATACATTTCTGGTACTCCGCTTGTCTACGCACTGTCAGACCCTTAATCTTTATACCCTTAGCGCGATCCCAGCGCAGTATCTCTTGGCAAGCACCAGCGTAATCGGTGGTATTTAGCTTTTTAACTAGGGTAGATCGGCAAAACGCACCGGTTCCGATGTTGTAGGCCAAGTCAATGTACGTATCATACTCGTATTGGTGCAAGGGTACTACCACACATTTCTTAACTGCGCCTTCAAACTTCTGAATATCTTGCAGGGCACGGGCTAAGGCTTTGACGGGTGTAGTTCTGTCACCAAGCTTTACGCCTTCGGTAGAGCCAAACCCCAGAGTCGGCACGTCGTCCTTGATGGGGATAATAGCCGTGTCGCTATAGCCCTCGGATGTAACAAGCCCTACCAGCGCAGCGGCAGACAGTACAAGGGTGGCTATAGCTTTGCGGTCTATCATTTAGTTTCCTTACGCCCTAGAACACCCCAACTAAAGTTGTTCCACAGCCGTTCATGCAAAAAATACCAAGCGGTGTTTAGGCCCACTTTGCTTATAAATAAAATGCCCGCCAATTCAGCGCTGCCCGTAACCCACCAAGAAACGAAAAAAGATAGCACGCTTACCGATACTCTCCATGATACCGTTTTGACAAGTGATCGGGTATTTGTTTCGTTCATGCTAGTGCAAAGCTTTGGGTTTCTAAGCGTTCTTGCTTAAAAATACTAAGCGCTGCTTCGTCGTGTTCTTTGCCGTGGGCAACAAGGTAGTAACGCAACTTCAGACCAAACTCTTTAGTAAGGTCGCACACCATATGCAAACCACCTTCTGTATCCAGTTTGCCATCACGGGATGGTTTGCTGACAAGATCAATCTCCCCATCGACGGCTGCTTTTGTAGATACATCTGGATCAGTAAAGCGAACATACTTTTCTGCATTAACAAGTTGTGCAGCTAGCTTGCCCACCAGCGGCGATATACCACCAAGGGACTTGCCGGGAAAACTTGTGCCATACGAAATCGATGCGTCTTTAGTCATCAACGTATAGTTAAGATGGCCGTAGTAACCCTTGATTGCGTACTTTTCCAATACCTCTTCAGACTTGTCGCTGAAGTGTAAGGGGGTTGTAGAAGTAATAAACACAGCGTCAGCGCCTAAAGCATCGAACTTCTCAAACGCGGCTTTACCGTTATCGCCAAGGCGCAAGCTAATTAGCTCAGCGTTAGGAAAAAACTCTGCTGCGTAATCATCGCTACTGCAATCGCCCGCTGTCACTACATATTTTGGATTCATATTTCCGCCTAATTTAAATTAGTGGTTATCAAAAAGGGTGTATCGGGTAACTACCCTATCTAAAGGCAATTGCTTTGTTAGCTTAGGCAGCTGTAGCCAGTGTGTGCCGGGACGATAGTGGTGCTCTTGGTGATACCCAGTATTAAACAAAAAGAAGTTGTACACTCGGTTATAGCAGCTGACCGAATCTTTTCTAACGTCTTCTTGATCTAAAGCATTATGGTGTTCACAGTAACTCAGCGCCCAATTAAAAGCCCATGTTAGATACAGCATTAACAAGTAAAAGGGAAAGAACTTAATGTTGAGTATAGCAATACCGATGGCAATCCCAAATTTTACATACAGCTCGACATAGTACTTACTGACATCCATAGCTTGTGTTGGCGCATTTAATGTTTCGCCCATTAAAACGTTTCTGAACGGCCCGAAAAAAATATACGAAAGCAGCGGCTCCTCTTTGCCATCTGCACCCCATCTGTACGTAGATACGGGATCGAACACTTTTCCGTTCTTCTGTTTATCGTTAGCGTTCTTGTGGTGCGTTATATGTATGTATTTGTATTCTTGAAAACCCACTAAGCATGGAACAACACAAAGCAGTTCGTAGGCACGGTTTACCCGAGGTGAAGAAAACATCGGCCTGTGGATTTGGTAATGCATCGACGCATTTAAATGCACATTGCTTAGTACGACATATACAAAAATAAACCACCATGAAACACCCAGCGCCATAGCAAACGGCAAAACTCCAGCAGCTACTGTTACAGCCACTAGGAAACCGTCACGCATGTCGTCTTTAAACAAGGTCATTGTATTGGTATGCTCGATTGAAACTCAGCCAACAGACGCGTTCCTTCTTCTACACTTTCGCACGCTACGCCAAACAGCACAAAAAAGTAAGCCTGTTCCGGCCTTGGCATGTTTAGATAATCTTGTTTAATTGGCTCAGCTCGGCGCACGTCTGCATGTGCTGGCTTAAATACCATATCAAACTGCACTTCCGAGTAGTCGTACGCAGCTACAGGAAACTTGATGTGATGCATAACTATGGCCTTATCTATAGGCTTGGTTACGCTAGGGATTACGTCGTACGCAAAACATAAGTGGTCAACCACATACGATGGATCAAGTACGTTCAAATGCGTGTAAGGCATTATTCCCCAAGACCAATCGTTGATATAGCAAGTATTGAAAGGAACATCTACTATAACTTGGGCTTTAAATGGGGTATTACGAATGTTGTTTGTCGTAAGTAACCGCGTTACTTTTTCTTTAAAGCCAAACATATCCTCAGAGGAAACTCTACGTATTCCTGTTTTATGCGTGATATGTCCGTTAGGTGTATCAGGGTTTAGCATCCACTTTTCAGCAATAGAGTTGAAGTGAATAACGCCCGCACCATTAACAGTGCCATCGACAAACAACAAATACGTTTCTTGTGTTGCCGTATCTATCAAAGCCTTTTGCACAAAGAAGTTATCCGCTTGCAACGTAGCTGTTTGCGCTAGCGCCGTACCGAGTTCCGCCTTGGTAAATATCGTATATACCGCAGGATTTGGATGCTTCGAACCTGACCAGTACGTAGGCTTAATAATAAAGGTGTCGTATGTACAAGTTGCTAAATCAGCCAAAGGCATTGAAGGCAGTGTAGGAATACCAGCGGCGATACACTTCTGTTCCAGTAATGTCTTATCTAAAAAATCAGGATCTGGAAAATAAGTACCAGCGGCTGCTGCTAACTCCGACGCGTCGTAAGTACCACGATCAAACACAGGCAAAATAAAATCAAAATGCTCGCCCGCATTCACCAAATCCATGCCTGCTGGTCGAAGCGCTGCCTTTAGTTTCACGTAGTTTGGTGCGGTTTCTTGCCCGTGCAATCTTAATTTCATTGTGTAACCTCTTCAGCCGATGCTAGCTTCTGTCCGAAAATTAATCTGAACGCGGCTTTTTGTATTTCGCCGTACCAAACTTTTTCTACGCGGCAATTGGTAAGGAACGTTTCGTCAGGAAGTTTAATCGGGCACGAACTACGACACAGCACGCGGTTAATACACCCACCACAATGCGATTCTTTTGCGTTAATGTCTAAACTAATAATCCGCACCGTCTTAAGGTTACTGATGTGGCCGTGAATATGCTTCTCGCCAGCATGGGGGCAAGTACGCACAGAACCATCCAAATCGGTTGATAATATGTCCGACATGTCCGCACCACAGTTTGTAGACTCGAGGATCGGCTCTTTACATATTGTTTTACGTGCGTACTCTATAACACTGTAGGCAACAGTAGATTCGTATATATCGCAAAACAAAAGGGGGAGGTCATCTCGGTGCGCACTAAAAACAGCCGGTTGGTCACCATCAAACCCATGCTTAGTAAATTGTTGATAGTGCGCCTCTAAGAACTCAGCGAGCACTACTCGAAACTTAGGTATGTTCTCCCCGTGAATTACGTGCAACTGACTGTCACTACCCGGCGGAGTATTAGGCGCTTCTTCGATTACGTTGCAACCAAGATGCCCGGCACCACTTGGTTTTTCTTGGTACGTACGACCCAATGAAAAATACAAATTCCACGTTTGCAGATTGTTCTCTACGATTTGATTACGGAAGAAATCGTTAATGGCAAAAAGATCGTAGTTCGTATTTGTAACGGAACATTGAAAACCGTACCGGACATTAGGTAATGCATCGAACTCTTGCAGAGTGCTGATAACACGGGGGCGTGTAAAAATCTCTTCCCCGCGCAACTGTAGTTGTCTTGGGCCATCATGCGAAATACTAATGATTACTTCTGACTTCAGCGTCTTAAAGAACTCTGAATGCTTATGGTGTAAAGCGCTACCATTAGTTGATATAGCGTACGACATACCTTCACGATCAAAGTAAGTCATCAACGCTTGCATATCCTGCCAGTACAAAAACGGCTCACCACCCCACAACTCGATGCGTGTCAGCTTTGTAATATCAAGGTGCTCGGCTATGTTTTCAAAAAAAGTATCGAGGTTTTTCCTGCGTGGCAGTTCGTTTGGATTACCGATATCTTTTTGCATGCAGTACGTACAGTTGTAGTTGCACGCATGCCCCATAAGTATACGAAGCGCTGTCGGTGTATTGCTTTTGGTTCGCTTACCGTAAGTTGTTTTTGCAAGCTCTATATACTCTGAAAAGTCCCCAGAGTCATTTAAGGATATGTCTACACCTGCCTCGTCAGATAGCGCATTACTTTTGTGGTTGTAATTAAAAACCAACCCCGCATCAGTAGTGAATCGCGTTTGCGCTAGGGTCATTTTTTAAGTCCGGTCTCTACGAGTGAGTCAATCATATGGGGGAAATGTTTGCTCATGTAGTCTATACCCTCTGCTCCGGGCGGAATAACAACACCTTCCGGATCAATAATGTCTTCTACCCGCTCGCCGCTACGGATTGCATGTATGCAAAATACAACGGTGTGTTCTTGTAATGAAACAAGCTCATGCTCTTTGTCTTTTGCAATAAACAAAATCTTTGGCGCGTCAAAGTCGCGAGTTGCCCCATCTACAGTAACGCGCAAACTACCTTCAGCAAGCAGCGTCATATGATCGAAAGGATGTGCGTGTCCATGCTCTATATCGCCGGAACGTTTAAAGTGCATCATCCGCACATACATATTCGATACGCAGGAAATTTGTATTTCCGGGTCACCACTATGAGAAATATCGTATTTAGGTAAAATCATATCACTAGTCATATATCACTATTCCCATCATGTAAGGACGTTGCGGCCATGCGATATTAACAGGGTAGTTAGGTTGATGCGTTATGTCCCGAAGTTCTTGACGGAACTTTTTCCAACGCCTTTTTTCTTCTATCGGCATAACTTCTTGCACATCAGGCAATTGCGTCCAATCACAGCTTTGCAAGGCAGCACTACGGCGCTCTATTGCTTTTCTTCGTAGATAGTCCTCAGTTGCTGGCACTTTGTTAAACGGGGTAACTAGTGCTTTAATAGTATCCGCGTTCTTAACAATTTGGCGAAGGTCTTTTGTTTTCGGTATTATTGGTGCCCACGACATTATGTAATTATCTAGATCAACACCTTCGATATACATGTCGTCAACTACTGGAATGTCCACTAAAACAGTTTGTTTATTTTCGATAAAGTAGACAAACACAGTACCAAGTACTTCGTTAAAAGTAATAAGTTGGTAAATTTTTCCCAAATTAGGTAATTGGTCCATAACGCGTTCCGGTTGCTACCCATGTAATAAAAGAATTTCCTACGACTGCTGCACCTGATGCGCCCCCAGCACTTCCCTTAGTTATAGTAAGGTTCCCATTATTACGCCCATTCCCCCCTGCGCCTCCATTACCGCCAGCGCCCCCACCGCCCCCACCGGCACCACCACCAAAATAAGTGCTAGGAGCAGTTGCGTCCCCTCCGTTACCGCCGTTCCCTATAGCGGCCCCTGCGCCACTAACTGAAGTTGATCCATACGTGCCACCAAGACCACCATTTCCGCCAATTAATAATGTTCCAGCGGTTCCACTAGTTGCTGGACTTACGTAAAATCCAACACCAGCTGCGCCTGCAGCTCCGCCCCCACGTCCGCCCCCGCCGCCCCCGCCTGCTGCAAAACAAGCGCAAGCGCCGCAACCAATTAAGCGTCTTTTAGTTATTTCCATAATATTTTACCTATCTGCAGAACCAGCGCCAGCACCGCCACCGCCACCGCCAATAATACTATTATTAGTTATCGTTAACGCGTATTCCGCAAGTAACGCTGGACCGCCAACACTTCCCGGAGGAGGTACTACAGACGGTGCGCTACTAGCAGGGCTGGACGTACCGGCAGCGCCTGCTCCACCCATGCCAAGAATAGTGCCGTTGTTAATCAGTTTAAGCGAAGTCCCTGCTGGAAACGTAGTTCCTGTGCGAAATGCATAAGAACCCGTACTTGTAGAGTATACATATACGCCAGCGTTAATAGTAATGGTGGCATTCAAAGGCACTACTTGATTCCATCCACCAGCAACAGCTGCAGCCCTAAGATTGTAGTTGGCTGTGTTAACAGATATCGTTTGTGTAAACGGGTATCCCGTACTCTTACCATAAAAGTTAGTAGGCATAATAATAGCCCCACTTGGTACGGCAGCAAGTGTACGTACGTTTGTATCGTTCAGGGCTGTCTGCGTAGTACTTGACTGACCTAACTCTAATGCAATCGACTGCCCTGCTGTAGCACCGGCAAGGCTAATCGGCCCGCTGCTATTAAGCGCCATAATGTTTAGCCTTTTTTAAGCGACTCAACTTCGACTTGCAGCTCTTTAATGGCAGCAAATGCAAGGGCACAAAGTTTTTCGTAGTCTACTGCTAAGGTACCGTCTTCGCGAGTTCGAACCGCAACCGGCAATTGTTCTTGCACATCTTGAGCAATTACACCGAAGTCGGCTTTCTGTACAAAGTAGCCATCCGCGCCGCCGTGATTAGCCAAATACTCATCCGTCCAATCAAACAACTTGCCACCGATCATACATACTTTAGCTAAAGCACTTGGTATTTCCCGAATGTTTTCTTTTAATCTGCGGTCAGATGAGTAAAACCCCGTTACATTGTTTGTTGCGCGAATTTCGCCAGCAGTACCCGAAGCAGCCGTGCCAACACCAAACGAACCTAATTGTACGCTAGACGTAGTAGCTATACTTTGTGGCAACGATAACGTAACTGCACCTGTAGACGCCGAAGCAATGACTTGGTTTGCTGTCCCTGTAATACTGGATACGCCGCCTGCTGTAGGTGCCTGTGCTACCCAAGTCGTACCATTCCACGTAAGTGTTTGACCAGTAACAGTTCCTACTACAGTCTGTACGGTGGAGGTGCCATTACCTAAAATAACTGCATTTGTCGTAAGGGATGTAGCGCCTGTGCCGCCGTATGCCGGTGTAACTGCACTGCCATTCCAAGTTCCTGCCGCTATTGTTCCTACCGCAGTAATACCGGAGTAGCCACCGCTAAGTCTGCCAGAAGGCAGAGTGCCGCTAGTAATATTAGCTGCGTTTGTTGTGTCTGTAGTAGCCGATGGAGCTAAACCCGATACGTCCGCAGCAGCAATCGCATCCCAAGCAGGAGCAGCAGAAACAGCGCCTGTACCCGTTTGATTTAGAAACTTCTTAGTGGTGGTAATGTTACCCGCCAGCTTCGATAGCGTGTTTGTTGCACTTGAGTACAGCAGGTCGCCAATTGCGTAAGAACTTTGGTTAGTGCCACCATTTACTTCAGGCAACACACCAGAGACACCTGCACCAGCCATGTTCAACGCACCCCAAGCAGGGAAGCCACCAGCTACGATCATCGTTTGGCCAGTAGTGCCGATAGGAAGCTTGGAGAACGTAGCTGCACCAGATGCGTAGATTGTATCGCCATTGGTGTAAGAACTAATACCTGTACCGCCATTGGCGGCTGCAACCGTGCCAGTCAACGAGATAATTTGACCTGTTACATCGATGTTTGTACCACCGGTATAGTCTACAGACCCACTGAACTGCGTATACGTTAAGTCGGTATACCCGATAATCATCGTATTAGGTTCAGTCGTCAGTACGTGCGAGTCACCAGCGTTAAGGTCACCGTCCTGCGTAAAGTAGTAATCACCAGTACCAACACCATTAGGGTCAGCAGGATTAACTTTATCAGAGTCCGTTGCGCGCTCCAACACCCAGTTGGTAGAAATAGAACCAATGTCGGTTACTTCGTACACACCGTTTTGAGCGCCAGTCGTCTGCAAGCGCACCATAACCCGGTTGCCAACTACCAAAGCAACGTTATCAATAGTAAGTGCCGCTTGAGTGCCAGAGTTCGTAAGCAGTGCGCCTACACCTGAGTTGGCTCGTGTGTTGTAGGTCAAGCCCGTAGCGTTGGTAAGTCCTGTTATCTGCGATCCGCCAAACGTCAACGATAGCGTCAGTTGGTTAGCCGCTGGGGTCGAGTAAACAAAATACGCGGTATTAGTAGATAACCCGTTGCCTGCTGTGGTGTACAACCATATCTGATCGTTAATTGCCAGACTGTGCGTAACCGACGTAGTAACCGTATTGCCTGTAGTAATGTCCGTGATATCAAAGGTAGTACCGCCCTGCGTATACCCAGCAGTTAAGTTAGCCGTTGTCTCTACAAGTACAGGGGCATGAATATGTAAACCCGCAGTAACTTGGTTATCGACGTATTGTTTAGTTGCGGCTTGCAGGGCTAGTGTTGGGTTGGCGCTAAGAAGCACCGTGGAACCGAACGCTGATGCACCTGTAAATTTAGTCGAACCTATTACCTGAAGCTTTTCACCAGTATCCGTAGGGTTGATGCCATCGATGATGACGTTACCTGTCAAACCCTTAATGCGCAGTCGCTCTTCAGTATCCAGCAAGGTACCGGCAACCATTACAATATCTTGAGCGCCGGGAGTAGCCGCGCCGTACTTACCTGCAACAATGCGAAGGTCGGAGCCCGTAGAAAGTATGTAGCCTGAGTTAGCTTTAAATGCGGAGAACTCTGGAGTGTTATAGCCACTAGAGGCCATACCCATATCCATGTAGTTAACCTCGTCGGTACCGTTATTAGCAGTTACAACCCAATCCGAGGAAGCCGCAGCCCCACTGGACAAGTTCTGCTGGTTCGACTGCATGTAGTAATTGCCGGTCGTAAAGGCTTGGAACGCTGTGTTTGGTAACGTAGTGCCTGAAGTGCCATCAATAGTAAGGCCAATAACACCGCCAACCAAACGTAGGTCACCATTTACTTCTTGAAAGATTGCTTGTTCTGCAGGGTATGTTACGAATACTTCTTTAACGCCAACACCAAACGGAACAAGTGCGCCAGCATTAGACGAGGAATACACAAAAGTACGGGAGAGCGTAGCGCCGGATGAGGTGTAAGTACCGTAGCCAACTTCCCAGTCGCCAGTATTAGAATCCGATATTGTGTAGTATGTTTGGTTACCATTACCTACAGAAGAAAAGCCTTGAAACCCCGCGAGTGCGCCGGATAAGGTAATGGTTCCTGTTCCAGTTGTACTGGTAGTTTCTTGTACGCGATCTTGTAGAACTAATGCCATGTTTGCCTCTACCTAGTATTTAAGGTGAAAATTATACGGTGTTAATGTCTTGCCAATTAGGTGTTTGTGCATCGTTGACTACACCCCAATTAGAAACTTGCGCATCATTAACTAATTCCCAAAGAAGTCTTCTGCTAGGGAGGTCTTCTACATTAATGTTTTCTTGCATCGTTACATTGCTATTAGTAGTAACCGCAGTTATCGCTTGCGCATCTATGTTCTCTGCGACACTAACAATAGAATCTGTATTCACATCGGAGTAGTGAAAAACAAATCCGGATTCTGCCGCAAGAACATTAAACGATGTTTGCGTAGATTCCGAACTTTGCAATTGCGTTTCTTCTTGCAGATACGATACAAAAACAGAAAATACCGAGGTAGTTTCGCTGCTACTTATGTTTTCTGATACCACAACAAGAGACGTGCCTATAACAGCTAAGCTACTGTCCGCCGATACACCCTCGGAAAGGCTAACAGCCTCAACTACAGAGAACTTAATCGCCGCAAAAGGCGATGCTGCAATTGAGGAGAAGCCTAACATTGGTTATACCGCGTTAGCAGCGAAAGTGTACGAAACATTCAAAGTATCACCAGAGACCACAGGGCGGTCACCAACAGTAAAGTTGCCAACCGAAAACAAAGTTCCGGCGGTACCACTCTTTGCATTGTCCGTAGTAAGAAACGCACCAGCAACTGTAGTTGAAGAGCTTACGGTAAATACAAGCGCCGACGATGTGCTAATCACCGATGGGTCTGCAGTTGTTGCAGTGCCAAAAGAAACCGCAGGGCGGGTAGTTTGTGAGTACGCAATATTTTCAGCCCAGCCCGAATGCAACACCATAGTGTCATCGGCGGAATATACATTGCTTGCTCCGGGGCCTGTAACAAGACCCATAAACCAAGATGCCGTGTAAGTCACGCCTTTAAAAAACTGCGTGTTCATGCTCTGTAACCCGGTATTTACTACAAGGTTAGGAAACTCTTCTTCCCATTTAACGTTTCCGTTTGCGTCCTTGCAGGACACTGTGAAAATACCACCGTACGATGCAGCTTGCGTATTCATAATTTTTTCCTTAAGGGAACCGCAGTAATGCGGTAGATACAGTATTTGCAGGCATTGTTACTGTAAAGGTCTGGTTTACACAGGTCTTATCAGCACCGAAGTCCAGTACAGCTATCGACTTATTGCTCTGCGTAGAATTGTAGATCAGTGCGCCACGAGCCGTAAAGGATGATGCAGGCCACACGACGTTATCAAAGTTCACGTACACCGTACCGTCTGGGTTGGCGGTAATAACTACGCCAGTCAATGTCTTGCCCCCAGAAGTGTAACCTGTACCTACCACTTCATCAGTGATTGTGAAACTTGTAGTAGTCGGACCGATAGAAGCAAAGCCCGTATACAACGCCATCTTCAGCGTGTCCGTAGCTAAGTTCTGCCCAGCCTGCAGCATCTCCTGCTTAAAACTTGTCGTCAGTGTTTGCTGAATAGCCATTATGGGGAAACCTTAATCTTCGCTTGGCCATCACGGTATGCATCACCGCGTTCCAGACCCGTACCCAGACGATTTAATTGAGCTATAGCTTCTTGGTACTTTGTATTGTATAGCGTAACCATGTCAGCCTCACCCTTCATGAAGGTGATTGCCTCGACCAAAGTGCCATACAGTAGTACAGGATCGTAGTTGTCGCCAAGCCATGAAGTACCCGCATCAACAATCGATTCAGGATAGTAGTAGTAGTGCATCTCAACTGCGTACGCCGCGTCAGGTGTAGGGCCCACAATAAACGAAAGCTCAGTAGTAACGGTGCTACCTATTATGGTCGGGCCAAAGATTGCGTAGTACTCAGGTAGAGCTTGATCTAACGAACTTGGATACGCCGCACGGATAAAGTTTACATCTTTGTTAAGTAAGTATGTATAGTTCTCACCGGTTGTGCCAAAGTTTGTAATAACAGCTAAGGAGTACACCGAAAGAAAGTCCACAGGGGCGGATAAATATTTATTGCCCGTTGTAAACGCACCTGTTTGGTTTCGACGCAATGCAGGGATTTGCACTGAATTGTAGACACGTTTTTCTACCTGCTTAACAAACACAGGGATATTCGCTGCGAACTCTTGCTCGTAGTTTTGTGTGTAAGAAAGTACCGCGTCGTACAGTTCAGTGTATGTCATGCTTAGCCCATAGGTCCACGAGCCATTACGCCCTTGGTTGCAGCGCCAGTACCGCGAATCTTGATACCGCTAGTCTTAACATCATCACGTGCCGGATCACCCAAACTTACACGCGCAGCAGCTTTGCCGGGCTTAAAATCACCAGCAACTTGCTTCGTTGGGTCAGCGGGTTTATTTATCTTCATAGGACCTCCAGACATACTGTGGGGCTTGGCATACGCCGAAGCCGGTAAAATGTTCTTAGCCATTACTTGCTACGTTGATTAGCAGCACGCGCCAGATTACGACCCATCTTCTTCATCTCAGCAGAAGTGACGCCGCCTTTTTTCATACCGTGCATTTTCTTCTCATGGCCTTTAACCGCTGTCTTAGCGATCTTTTCCATTACTGGCTTGTCTTGTTTAATATCTTCGTGTTTCATGTCTTACTCCTAAGAAATCGTTATTGTCACGTTACCTACTATACCTTGTGATGTCAGATAGTTGGGCGTCAACCCTGCATCATTTGCGCTTGCCCCACCAACAGGACTCCAGCCCCACTGAAACACACGACTACCGCCTTCTGGGTCACCAAAGTCTGTATTAGTCGTTAAATGCAACCCACTAAATCCTGACTGGTAATAACTTGTATCTGGTCTAGGTTCACGCAACGCTTGCGGATCACTTACAGGATACATACCCAAGGACAACTGCGGCTGATCCGGTTCCCAACAGGTAGGACATACCTTAATGCTAACCTGTTTAGTCTTAATCGTCAGCTTCTTTAATTCTTTTAGTTTGTAGCGGAACCCACACCGATCACATTCGGCGATTGCGTTCTTACCACTAGCAAACTTATTCCCCATGATTAGATAAACATCTGTCTAGGAACAAAACGAACAGCAGCTTTCTCGCGGTCTTCTTCAGCCGCCAGCGCCCACGCTTCGTCATACATCATCTTTAACCCTTGTACGCGTGTAGGATCAGCGTTAGGCAGTTTGATCGACAGCATGTATGCCAGACCAGCTACTAAGCAATTCTGAAAGCGGAACGGAATGTCAACAGCATTTACGCCGTTGCCTGCGTCGTATATACGCTTCAAACGCCAGTAGTAAAACACATAGTACGGTTGACCTACTGCCCCTTGGTCTGGAGCGGGCCATACATTAATCTGTGGGTGTTTAGCTACAGCGGCCTCTGACCCAACCTTTTGGCCGGACTGTCGATTAATCCACACCTGAATCGGACGACCTTGCGCCAATTTATTAGGGATAGTCGAGTAGGTTGAGACTGAGATGCGCGTAATGTTCAAGTCAGTTTGGTTAGGGCCTTCATTAGAAAACGTACGAATAACGTGCTCAACCAGATCTACAGTATCGTCAGGGAGATCATAGGATGTCTGCCCTTGTACCAAGTCAATGGAACCCTGCTCGATAGTCCACAGGTTGATACCGCGATTAGCCCACTCACCAAGTAAATAGTTGAGGCTACGCCGTGCGGTTCTAAAGTCATAGCCAGTACGCAACTCACTACCAGCACGCTCAAACGCCTCCTCAAATATTTCGTTGAGGGTTGGGTTAAACGATGTGACAGCGGATGTGTATGCCATTATTTCTTCGCCATTCGCATGTTATCAATTAAGTTCGGATACGGCCTACCAGCAGCTTTTGCTGCGGCCTTCGCTGATGACTTCTTAGCGGGGCTTAACTTCTTGGACTTCTTCGCGGGGTTAGGCTTATCCCACACCTCACCACCCTTATTGTAGACTTTCACGGGTTCATTGCCATCCTTCTTACGGATGGTTCTGATTTTAGCTGGGTTAACGTCACCCATACCCCGTGAGGCCATCATGATTACTTACCGCCTTTAACGGCAGCTTTGACGCCACCCATCTTGATCTGCTTGCCTTTGGTTTTGCCTTTAATAGCAAGACCATCTTTACTAGGAGCGGCAGTCTTAACAGTACCCATCTTGGAGGCAATAGCGCCGCCTTTTTTCATAGCTTTCATTTTACTATCTCCTGATTTAGTGAACTCTTTACCCACGGATTGTGGGACTCCTGCTGCTTTTGCAAACTTGGGGTTATGAGCCACAGCTTGCATGAAACGTTCTTGCTTCTTACTTACTGTCGGCATCGTCAACACTCCTACCAAGCCAACCTTGGACTGTTTTGGTTTCAAAAATGCGAATTACAGACCACACCAATGAGGCCAGCGCAGCTATCGACGGTAATATACTCATAAGTGTTCCGAGCACTGTAACTAGCGACAGCGCATCAAGAAAGTGTTTAGTAGTTTCGTGATGTTCCATCAGCATTTCCATCTCTTTAGACTAGCTGCCTTGCGTGTCGGTTGACCCTTTTCGTCCTTCATTGGACCGGGCATACCGCTCATGCGAGCACAGAATGATTTCTTACGAGGACCACCTTCGGG